ACGATACTTATTTGTTTGAATTTCTGCACGGGTAGGAACATCAACTTTTTTACCTGTCTTTTTTTGTATTGTTTTCCAAATCTTTGTAAGTATCGGTTTAACTATTCTCAATATAATAGGTGTCGCAGTCGCACCTGCTGTTGCGATAACTGCAATTGCGAGTGCGTTGGTTGCCTGATTTGTAGAGGGAATAAATTTTTCGACTGCGGTAGTTGGTTCATATAATGTTTCACAGACCTTACCATCATCACTTAACTTGTGACCTATAACTCTTTCATCACCTGACTGAGTAATATCACCAACTCGTAAATTACCAGGTCCAGGACAGGGAACTTCTTCTTTCTTACCTAAATCTCCAGTAGGAGGAACTTCTGGTGCTTCAACGTCTGGTGGTCTAACATTTGGAACTTCTGCCTCTCTTGTAATTATTAATTGTTCTGGTTCAAAATTCATTGCATCATAAGAAGGAACCTCTGCATCACAAACTATCATAGCTTGGTCAGGATCATTCTCAACAAGATTTCGATCAATTGGTAGTCCATTGTTATGATATTGATTATCTCTGTGCATCTTTACACAACCAGGCATATCCACGATAGGATTACCAATGTTCAATACCACAGGAGGAACTAAATGATCAACATTAGGTTGACGACTCATCCAATCTGGTAGATATATATTCGGAATATTTACTTCCTTGACGTGTATACGTGGAATTGTCATCTCATAACATCACCAGATTTTTTAGGCATCACAAATTCTATTTGCTTGTATACCTCTTCCTCGATTGTTTCTTTCAACCACTTTCGATTTTCCTCTATTCTTTTATCTTGAGTTAATAACCCATACATCGAAACAGTAAAAACAAAAAGATTGAGTGCTACAGATACACCAACACCAATTTTAATTAACAAAGATTTCATTTTTTAGTTACATTTTCAATAAGATACTTTTGATTTTCTCCTGCTTTTTCCATCGAATATAAAGCAAAAGATTTAGTCATTGCAAGAGATAGTAAATGATGAATGTGTTTGCCATCTTCATCAGTTAGTTCCTCACCCATAGATGCAACAACTCCTACAATCAATCCGAGTTCTACGAGTACAACAAGGAAAATAAGTTTCATTGCCCATTTTCCTGTCTCAAAAAATCTTTTGATTTGGTCTCCGATAAATTTTTTCATTTTTCTGCTGCGTATAAAGCGAATGTAGAAGTAGTTATAACAGTCATCATATTAGCAATATGTTGTTTAGTATCGGAGTCACATTTATTAACCATAGGAAGAAAACATCCAATTATGGTTGCACCTACTATTCCCAACTGAAATAAGATTACAATCTTTATAAGATTTATGACCTGATTTTTACTATCACCCTGCATCTAACGTACCAAGTGATCTACGAATCTCTCTGAGTTCTTCAAAGTCTTTCTTCTTTGTACCGCCGTCATACTCCCAAGCATAACCTTCGGTAATCATCTGTTCGTTCAACGATACATCATCCTCGCCAACGTAAAGCCAACCAAGAAGCCTACCGTACTTACCCATGCCACCAACAAGTTCTGTTCTAATAGTGAGTTCGTCGTCTCCCTTAATAGCGGCATCGAGTTTCTCCTTCATCCAGTTAGTAGCATCGAGACCTAATACTTTTTCTTCTTTGTCTCTTGTCCTCTTCTCAGGTGTATCTACCCCAGCTATTCGGACTCTTTCTTTTTTGGCAAGATCAAAACCTAAATCTATAGTTACGTCGATTGTATCTCCGTCAACTACCCTGTTGATCTTCGTCACTCGGAAGTTGTAACAACTCTTGCGACTCGGTGGAACCATAGCTCCCATATTCAAACTCCATCAGTGCTTTATTTATGGCATCTTCCGCTGGGGTTTTATCCTTCATTCTATGTTCTCTCATTGCATCATGATATGCCTCATAGATGTCATCATAAAACTGATCTCTATCATCAATGAGACTGGCCATGACTGGCGTGGTCATCATGAGAGTCAGTAAGATCGTTCGGAAAATAGTAGTCATATCTAATAATATAGTATATAACTGCGGATACGGCAAGACAGAGGAATATGACCATGAGAACCACAGACCATACTACATCTCCTGTCCATCCCATTTAATCTCTCTGTCGCCAATCGTCTGATCTATCATTACGGAACCAATCCGCTATGTCATCTGCACCATTAAATCCTTTTTTGTCTTTTCTTGGATCTCCAATATCCAAATACTTAAGGCAAGATCCATCAGGATCTGTTGCCATTCTTCTTGCTGTGCTCAACATACCTCTTGCTGATGTGTTTGCCTTAGCTAATTTTTGGGCCCATATCATATCATTCATACTCACTTCTGTTCCTGATGCAATGTCCTTGCAGATGCCTTCTAACCGAAGACGATATTGAGTAGATAACATTTACTAATACTAGTGATAAGTTTATACTATGTAGTAATAGTCAACTTATCATAGCCATCGCATGTCTTAATTCCCTTGCATGTTTTAGTTCATCGTTAGCAATCTCTATAATCTTTTTATCTTCTGGATGCCATGCACTATACTTTACATAAGTTTCGTAGGCGTGCTTCTCAATCTTCATGTTGATGTCATAAGCGTTAATAGGATCAACAAGATAGTAGCCAACCATGACCCAAAAATAAAATAAAACAAGATGCTTGGCAAAGAACCGATCAATCCAGTAAGAGTTCCCTCCTCTTCTTTCCATTTCTTCCAAATGCTCTGTTTCATTGAGTGCCTGATAGAAGTGTTCTTTCATCAAGTATATATGATCCTCACCTCGAAGTCCAAGACTTTCTCGGAAATGTAACACACTGATAAATGCGAAGTAAGGGGCTCTAGCAATGACTTCCAGAACCCAGAATCTTTGAAAATTCCTGCCTCTGTAAAGGAAGTCGAGGATGTATATTGTGGTATCTAATACCCATGTGTTAAATTTTTTCATACAAGTATAGGGTGTGACCAAGCGTAGTGTGGGTAGAACCATAGTGCGGTTCCGATAGTTATAAAAATAACTAAGGTTGATGTGATAGGAAGGTCTTTCATTTGACCTCCTTAATTGAATCCAAAGAAAAAGGATGTTCGTGTAGATACGGAACATCCTCTCTGGCATTCTTTACCGCTTCAAAAGCGTCTGTGGCATATTCGCCTATTTCGTGATACTCATTTAGTTGGTCGTGCCAACCAAGTGTGTAATGGGACATGATAGTTTCAACTCCAGTACATTATTATTTAGTATATCATACTAGGTATAAATACGCATTTATGTGTGGACTCCCACACCTATCAGACTCTTTTTCTTTTTATCTTAACAATCGAAATACCTGCTATCAAACCCACAACTAAACCTAGAGATGCTACTGCAACTGTCGTGCTGAATACTAATTCAACTGGAATAAAAGGTTGTGCTTCCCAAGTGCCTGGCAATGTATATACTGATGGATTTGATGCAAAAATCATTTTTCTTTTCTTTTCTCTATGTATATTCTAGCAGAAAATTTTAGAATTGCAACTTAACAATTCTTATTTAAGTCCTCTGCCATACCACCACCTATTTCTGCACCTTGATTACCACTAAACATTGTTACCCAACCAGCAGCAACCCAACCAATAATGGGAATATTAGCGACGCTAGGAGCAACACTGGCACCAACACTTGAACCAACGAGCCTTCCTGTGTTTTCTGCTCCTCCGATTGCTTTGATACAAGCTTCGGATTTACCGTTTGTTGTTCCTTCTGTAACTGTGGTTGATTTATTGTGTACTGCACCGTCCATCGTGTATTGCTCAACGACTTTAACTTTGTTGTTAGCCAACCCAAGAAACCCACCTTTAGTATTGCTATCCCTTTCCACACGCATTACTTTTGGATCGTTTGCTTTGTAACTAATTCTATATCCATCTCTTCCAACTTCTGCTTCATATGATGTATAAGGACCAACTGGTAAGTTGATGCTTGGTAGTTTGCTTTGACGATTTGATAATGAACCAATCATACCAATGTGAGATAATCCAATGAGTCCACCTAATCCCAGAGCGAACCATTTACCCCATTTCACTTCTTTCTTTTCCATTATCCTTTCTTAGGTGGTACTGAAGGAGCAAGAACCATTGGTGCTTGTTCTATTCTAATTGTTTGTGCTGGTGCTGTATTTGCTGCTTTCTCAATTAATATCTCCATATCTTTCTTTGATATATTTGCTGCTCCTCCTCCTGATGATGCCTTGTTTTTTCTTTGTCCTGCCTCAACACCAAATGTAGCTAAGACCCCAGTAAAGACCGAAGCTATGAAGGTCGGATCGATATTCTCCTGTTTTGATAAACCAGGAAATTGTACGTAATTTAATGTCAATATTCCACCTGCCCAGATTAAAATCCCAAGTCTTACAAAAGTACTCAGGATTGCCATCTGTTCCTCTTTGTCATCCATCGCCTCTTTTATTTTACCTAGAGGACCTTTAGATTTTACTTCTTCTTTTTTAACTGCTTCAGCCATGGGATCGGTATGTCTATATTATATATAGACACTTAATCCTTAAAATCCGAATGGTACGGGTGATTCTGGTGTAGCAGGTGCATCTGGTGTAGGTGTTGATGGTGATGGTAAACCTAGACTACCTCCACCTAAACCACCGAGGTCTCCAAGACCACCAAGTTTTTCGGTGACTGCTTCCATTACCTTGCCTTTGACGCTATCGATAATCGCATCCTTGCGTATGAATACGTAACCGCCAATACCAACAACGGTGAGAGATATAACACCACTTGCAATAGCGATTCCATTTACTATTTTCTGTAACATAATACTATTTAATACAAATTATATATCATACTCGCTACCCTCTCCCATATATTCAAGAGAAACGATATCGTGATCGACACTCTTATCTTCTCTAAGTAACCACTCTGCAAACTCTTGTCTAATTGATACTGCATCTTTAAGTTGTTCAATATCACCATCAGTGCATAGTTCGTTCATTCGGTCTATTGACCAATCATATGTCGTCCTTAGATTTTTCGTAAAACTGTCCATAATCTTTACGCATGTAGCGTCCGAGTATGTTGCTATTATAATACATCGGTGTCCCGTCGTCAAGTGACTCCATCAATACGTTATGTAAAAATAATTGTTTCGTCTCTTCGTAATTTACTTTTCCAAGAGTTGTGTGGAGGGAGATGATTTCTCTTCTGAAAGAGTCTTTTCCAATTTCTCTAATATCTCGTTTAAGATCGTCAGAGCTTCCATAATATCGCTTCCAGTCTGACTCTGAGGTAACTTTTCGCTTTCCTCCTTTGGGTTTTCTTTTTTGAGTAAAGTATTTTCTTCCGATGTATTGCTTTCCGTTTGTAGTATTGGTGATGCGATAGACGAACCCATAGTAATCCCCGATATCATCAGAGGTAAAAGGATTACCTTCATACATCCAAGGGTTTTCATAATCGACTTCCAAAACAGTAATCATATATTAACACATTCATATCTATATATCCATAAATATCAATAAAAGATAATATAATGACGGTATTTGTTAAAAATTTAATTATCAACGCTGGAGAAGATTTCAGCGAAGACCTAGAAATATTAAGTGCTGATGGTTCAGGTGTTGTAAATCTTAGTGGATTTAGTGCAACATCTCATATGAGAAAACACCCAGACAGCACAAATTTTGTGGGAATTGCTGTATCAATCAAATCACCCACACAAGGTTTAGTAAATATATCCATAGCAGATACTATAACCTCTAATATTAAACCAGGTAGACATGTCTATGATGTAATGCTGACACGACCTAGTGGTTCAAAAATAATCGGAGTTGAAGGATCAGTCCTCGTTCGGGCAGGTATATCTACAGGATGCTTCTAATAAATAAAAATAAAAAATAATGGCAGTTTTTAGTAACAATCTAACAATACATACTGGCACAGATTTTGAACAAACATTTTTGCTCGAAGATAATCGAACAAATGCTGCTCTTGACTTAACAGGATATAGTGGTTGTGCAAAGATTAAAAAATATCAATCATCAACAACTGCTGCTACATTTGCACTTTCATTTACAAATCGTACTCTTGGTAAAGTTAGAATTACGATGGGTGCAAGTACTACAATTAATTTAAAAGCAGGAAAATATTTCTACGATGTTTTATTAAATAGTGGATCAAACGTTGAACGAGTCATAGAAGGAGAAGTATTAGTTAAAAGAGCAGTTACCCGTTAAGTTTGTTTTTAAAATATTCACTTTCACATTGAAAGTAAATTCTTAATTGTGCATATTTGGATTTGTTGTATGTAAATTGGATTGGTTTTGAGTATTCTCTGAATGGATTTCGATGAATTGATAGTTTGTCGTATTTTGATAGCATATAGTACCTAAAGGCACTTTATTTATACAATTTTAGTGTAATTTTATACTAAATGTTAGATTACCATGACCAAGAAACACCAGAATATCTCACTCCTTTTTTTATCTCTGTAACTCCGTGTGGGAAAAGAAATAAAGATGGAAAAATTACAACATCTCCTTTACCTAGTGAAATCTTATAATCATTCCAAAAATATAAATCTGCTCCTTCGTAATCATTATTAAAGTTTAATATAAAACTCAAAACAGGTATACCTTTAGCTTCTCCATCGAAAAGTGAATGAATATGATCATGATGCTGTCTCATGGTCTGACCATCACTATATCGATTAAATCGTATAGGGGAATACATGGTCATTATAGTTTGTGTGCGATAAACCTGTTTATATGAATATTTTTTTACATATGAAGATGCAACATGATTCATTACTGGTAACAATGATGATTGAAGATCTGAAGTGATATCTTGAACATCGAGTTCTTTTGTTTCTTCAGAGTGATA